GCTGTGGATGTGGCGGACCTGGTGGCTGATTTCAACGCCTTACTTTTAAAGCTTAAAACCGCTGGCCTCATGGAAAGCGAGTGATAAATCATGGCACTGCTTGAGAAAGTGAAAGCAAATCTGATTTTGAATCATTCAGAAGATGATGTACTCATTGAAGGCTATATCGCCGCCGCAATAAGTTATGCGGAGGGGTATCAGCAAGTGGGCACTGATTTTTATGTAGAAAACCCTATGTCTCCAACTACAGAGCAGGGCATCATCATGCTGGCAACCCATTTCTACGAAAGCCGTGACGGTTCTACTGCCGGCTTTTTTAATGATACCGTCAATGCTTCAGACCAGGTATGGAAGACTGTTCATATGCTACTTCGAATGGGAAAGGAGTGGCAGGTCTGATGAAAAGACTTTGGGTACAGAAGAGGCGAAAACGACAGAAGCGTTGCTACAGAAAAGGAAGAAGGAAAGATCGTAGGCATGAATATGATGATGCCTATCTAAAAGAAGGTGAGATGAATGAGCTTTGGAAAGATGAACACACTGATAGCTGTCATCGATACTGAACCCCTAAAAGATAATGAAGGGTTTACATCTAAAAGTGAACAGATTGTTGCTACTGTTTGCGCACACAAAGAAGAAAGACATGGGACGAGGAAGTGGGCTAATATGGCGGCATATAGTAATGCCAGTGCAATCTTCAGACTGCGTGTCATTCCCTCACTAAAAATTAAACCCGGCATGCTCATTCGATGTGATGGAAATGATTATAAAGTTTTGAGTGTAGAAATACTGAGGCATATGTATCTTGAAATATCAGCAGAAAAGATTGAAGCCACGAAGGACTAGGAGGTGATTTCATGGCGAGAGCAACCTACAAGCTACCTGAAGACTTTTTGTTAAAGGTATCGACCTTGGCTGAGAAGACCGATGAAATCATCCCGAAGGTCCTAAAAGAAGGTGGCGAGGTGGTGAAAGCCAAAGTGAAGTCAAATCTTCAGGCGGTTATCGGAAATGATACAAAGCTGCCTTCAAGATCAACTGGTGAGCTGATTGATGCCCTTGGAGTTTCTCCTGCTGGGATTGATCGAAATGGGAACTATGATGTGAAGGTGGGATTTGATGAGCCTAGAAGTGATGGTGAGTCAAACGCCAAGCTTGCAAATATTCTAGAGTATGGAAAATCCGGGCAGGCCGCCAAGCCATTCTTGAAGCCGGCAAAAACAGCCAGCCGTAATGCCTGCATTGATGCAATGAAAAGAAAGCTGGATGAAGAGATTAGCAAAATCTAAAGATAAGGAGGGCGAGCGAAATGTATAACAGTATTTTGAAGGATATAGGCGAGGTCCTTGAGCCTTTGGGGATTCCCATTGAAACAGGTGTGTTCAGTAAAAAGGCGCCGGATGAATATCTGGTCCTTATCCCTATGAGTGATATCTTCGATCATTATGCTGACGATTTGCCAGGAGCAGAACTACAGGAAGTTCGCCTCTCCTTATTTTCTAAGGGCAACTATCAGGCGAGAAAGAATGAAGTGGTAAAAGCAATTATAGGTGCAGACTTTATTATAACGGACAGAAGGTATCTCGGATATGAAGAAGATACCGGTTTTCACCACTTCGCCATTGATGTGGCGAGAGAATATGAAGTGAATTTTTAGCTGAAACAGATTCAGCGATTTTGAAGGAGGAATAGACATGGCAACAATCGGATTGGATAGTCTATATTATGCCAAGATCACAGAAGACCAAAATGGCATTGAAACCTATGGCACACCAAAGGTCCTGGCTAAAGCCATGACAGCGGAGCTAAGTGTGGAGCTGATTGAAGCGATTCTTTATGCAGATGACGGTGCTTCAGAAGTTGTGAAGGAATTTAAAAGCGGCGCACTGACACTTGGAATCGATGATATCGGATCCTTGGTGGCACAGGATTTGACTGGGTGTAAAATCGACAGCAACAATGTCGTTGTTTCAAGAAGTGAAGATGGAGGAAGTCCGGTAGCAGTCGGGTTTCGTGCTAAGAAGGCCAATGGAAAGTATCGCTACTTTTGGCTTTACAGAGTTATTTTCTCTGTTCCAGCCACAACCCTTGCAACTAAGGGTGACTCCATTACCTTTAGCAGTCCCACCATAGAAGGGACTGTGTTTAGACGGAATAAACTGGACGGAGAAAACAAGCATCCTTGGAAAGCAGAAGTGACGGAAGGAGATAATGGCGTATCAGCTTCAACAATCTCAAGTTGGTTCACATCCGTTTATGAACCGGACTTCACAGCGGTGACACCGACCATTACCATCACAACCCAACCTGCAGGACTGACGGAAGTGACAGCCGGTAGTATTACAGGAAGCCTATCTGTCGTAGCTGAGTCTAACACCAGCGATCCGGTAACTTATCAGTGGTATGAAAATACCATCGATAGTACAACAGGAGGCACAGCTATTAACGGTGAAACCTCTGCCAGCTTTGATATTCCAACAGATCTTCTGGCGGATACTTATTACTATTACTGTGTTCTCAGCCTTGTTGGAGCCAGCGATGTAACGACAACCGTGGCTACAGTGACGGTGTCTTAATGGGAGGTAAGTAATTATGGCAGATGAAAAAATTAAAGTAGATGAGGTATCAGAAGAGAGAAGTACTACAATCAATATTGGCGGTGCCGACTTCAAACTCATCCTAACAACAAAAGCAACAAAAGAAATTGCGGGACGATATGGCGGACTTGAAAACTTGGGTGCAAAACTGATGAAGACTGAGAACTTTGAGATGGCACTGGATGAGATAGTATGGCTGATTACACTTCTGGCCAATCAGTCCATTCTAATCCATAACATCAGAAATAAGGATGATAAGAAAGAACTCCTCACCGAAGAGGAAGTGGAGCTTCTCACCACTCCCTTTGATCTGGCTGAGTACAAGAATGCCATCATGGCCAGTATGATGAAGGGAACCAAACGAAACGTGGAGAGTGAACCCTCAAAAAACGAGGTGGTCGGGTAAGTGACGAAGAACTCTTTACCCGACTGATCTACTATGGCACAGCCCACCTCAACAGAAAAGAAGACGAGGTATGGCTGATGCCGATTGGATACCTGATGGACCTTTGGGAATGTCATAAACAGTTTATTGGCATCGCAAAGCCGAAGAGAGAACTGTTTATTGATGATGTAATTCCCTCGTGGTTGTAATTGTCATATTGGTTCGTATAAAGCAATTATATGCGCACAAAAATGGCGTATTCAAATTTTGTCTTTTGTGCTAAAATAAATAATAATATATGCACAAAAGACAAACGAATTTACACAAAATAACATTTGTGACTTTCGATGTAACGAAATAAATGTTAACCATGTAGTTAAATAAGTGGAATTAAGTCCCTAGCTGAAAAATATTAAGTGCATTAGATATGACTTGCTATTTGACATTCGTACTAAAATAAATTACAATATTAGTACAAATGACAAAACGGAGGTGAAGTCATGTCTAGTACAGAGGAATTAAAGGCACTTATTGAAAAATATGATGGTGTTATAACCACAAAGTTAGCAGAAGAAAATAATATTCATAGAGAATATTTAAGAGAGTTAGTGCGAGACGGCGGTTTAGAAAGAGTTGCTCATGGGGTTTATATTTTGCCAGAGATTTGGGAAGATCAAATGATGATTCTTCAATTAAGAAAGAGTAAGATGATTTATTCCCATGAGACAGCTCTGTTTTTACATGATTTGACAGATAGAGATCCAGTCCAATATGTCGTGACTGTCCCACATGGATACAATCCTACCCGATTAAAAAAAGAAGGTTTAGTAGTTCATACAGTCAAGAGGGAGCTATTTGAATTGGGTACATGTTACAAAGAAACTACTTTTAGTCATAAAGTAAAGACATATGACATGGAGAGAACTATCTGTGATATTTTACGCGATAGAAATAATCAAGATCCTTCCATCGTTAATGATGGAATCAAAAGATATCTAAGTAGAAAAGATAAAGATCTCAATAAGCTTATGAAATATGCAGGACTTTTAAGAGTAGAGAATGTTATCAGACCTTACTTGGAGGTGTTGATATGAAGACGTCTACACAACTAAAAGCTCTAATTCGCAATTTATCAAGGGATAAAGATGTAAAGGCTGAGATTCTACTTAGAAACTTTATGTTGGAAAGGCTACTTGAGAGAATCTCATTATCAGAATACAAGAATCAGTTTATACTTAAAGGTGGTATGCTTATTGCGGCGATTGTTGGAATAGACGCTCGGGCAACCATGGATATGGACGCAACAATTAGAGGCTTTAAATTAACAGAAGCGGAACTCGAAGAAGTCATTAATCAAATATTGTCTGTACCTGTCGACGATGGTGTATCCATGACTCTTTACAAGCTAGAAAACATTCGTGATGAATCTGAATACCCTGGTATTAGAGTTTCAATAAATGCAGTATTAGATAAAACCAAGCAAACTATGAAAGTTGACATCACTACTGGTGACCGAATAACACCTCAAGCAATTGAATATCCATTTAAGCTACTATTGGAAGACAGAAGCATATCTGTGTTAGCATATAATCTTGAAACGGTATTTGCTGAAAAATTGGAGACCATTCTATCAAGAGGTACGACAACAACAAGAATGCGTGACTATTATGATATTTATATTTTAATGCTTTTGCATAAGCATGATTTGAATGAAGACATATTAAAGAAGGCTTTTCAGGAAACAGCACAGCATCGGAATAGTTATAACAACATAAAAACTAAAGGTATCGAATACATCAAGATGATAGAAGAATCGAAAGTGTTAGCAACGTTATGGGAACAATATCGCTCAAAAAATGAATATGCGTCTGATATAGAGTGGACGGATGCATTAGAGAGCGTTAAGAATGCATTTAAGAAAATACATCTAATATGACAATTGTGCTAAAATAATATATTAAATTAGTACAAAAGACAAAATTGTTTCAAATTAATTATTATTGGGAGAATGATTTATGGATAATACCTGAATCCGTGATGAAAAATCTGATGAATCTAGTCTAAATGCTTGATATAATAGTGTTATGAAGGTTATTTTCTTCAAATATTATTTCACCAGGTAGGTGTCGTCATGGAATTTATTCTT